AACAGGTACGTTTAATGCATGGAACAATTTGTTCTGGAAGTATTCGATATCTTGGATGTCACCAAGATTCTGACCACCTGGAAGTGTAGTAATCTCAGTACCCTTACCACCTTCACGGCGTGGCATCCAGAAGTCTTCCATCATTGACATATGTTTACGGTCATCACGAACTTCACCAGTAGTAGCATCGTAAACGATCTTATTACGGAACTTGTTCATAATGTCAGTTACATACTGTTCGGCTTTAACCTTAGGTAAGTTACCAACGTCAACGTAGAAAATTCTACGTTCAGGAGCACGACTAATACGATAGATGACCATTGAGTCTTCGATCATCTTTAGCTGGTTTACTGGCTTAATTGCTTTGTGCAAGTAAGACAACATCATACTTGTGTTAGCGTCTAGGAAGCCAGATGGAACATAAACAACTGAGTCTAGGGAGAGTTTAACACCCTGTGTTGTTTGTTCCGTAATTCCTTTGTCATTGAACAGATAGTATTCTTCGATCTGTTTAATAACTTCAACACCTTTTGGTGTTCTTTCTTTGATTACGTTCTTGATACGACGAATCTTACGTGGATCAATGTAACGCAGTTCTGCAATACCATTCTTAGGATTCTTTTCATCCAAAAGGATCTGATAGTACAAGCGACCATCGACATACCATGTGCGGAAAATGTCGTGTCCACGATCATCTAGCTTGATGAGTTTCAATACATTATTGAACTCTTCACGCATCTTTTTCTTGATAGATTCTGAAATCTGTACATCGTCTAGATTGATGTTTACGGATTTGCCTTTTTCATCAACGATGATTGCTTCATTTACGATGTCTTCAATAGCTGAATCACAATCGCTGTATTGAGCAACTTCACGATAACGACGAAGGAGGTCATTCTCATTCTTAATGACCCCATCCAAATCCATAACCATACCGTAGTACCCACCAGCATTAACACCAGTGTTTACTACGGTGGCACCGTCCTGTGCCGTTGGGGAGACAACGCTCCCTATTGGCAACTCTTTTTTACGGCTTATTTCAAACCCAAATAATTGCATTATATAACCTTCGATTTATTATAGAGGGATAGAACCAATTGGAGTATCAACGCTAACGTTAACACCGAATCCAGAAGAAGCACCAGTAGCAGAAGTGAAGAAGTTGTATGTGAATTCCACATCAAACTGTTCAATCGCGTTTTGTTGCTCGTAATCTAAACCGATAGCACCAATCATTGTTGGGAAAGCATCAATGAACTTATAAGTCTTGATGATTGCGCCAGAACGATCTAGTTGGTGGATAGACAAGTCTACTTGGTAGTCAGAAGGATTAACACGACCATCAGTAGTGTCGTAGTTCTGGATACCAGATTGCCATTGTTCTAATGCATTGCGGATACCAAAAGTAGTATCGTTGTAAATTGTTACAGTCCATGGTTGGAATGTACGTTCACCAGCAAAGTTAACTGGGCGTCCTTTAAACAAGACTGGAATAGTCTCGATAGTTGACGCAGGTAGTTGAGCAGCCTTACACAAGAACTGTGCACGTTGTCCAGCTACCGCACCCAATGTAACGAAGGATGGGAATGTTAGTTCGGCACGGAATTGGTTAGGGCGAGCGCCCCCACCAATCATCTGTGACTTAAAATCAGCAATATTTGCCATTTTGTATCTCCTTATTCTTTCTTATTTATTCTCTAATTACGCACCTAATTCGGTGAAGCTAATGCTAGAGCGAGCAGCCACGAAGTTTAGAGTAATAAAGTTGATAGAACGGTTTGGCTTAACGAAGATGTCAGCAACAAAGTTGTTAGAGTCAATTACTTGACCAGTGTTGTTAGACTCATCGCACTTAACAGCGAAATCTGTAATACCACGACGACCTTGAACATCACGTAGGAATGGCTCGATCAAGTTCTTGAACTGAGCGCGAGTGAATGGATCGTTGAATTCGAACAACTGATATTTAGCAGCAGTAGCGATAGCTTTTTCCATAACGATGAACAAGCGACGAACGTTAATGCGATCGAAAGCAGATGGCTTGGCCAACAATGTCTTGTCACCGAATAGAACAGTACCTTCACCTGGGAATGTAACAACTGGGTTAACACCAGCTTTGTACAAGATGTCACGATCTGTTTTAGTTGGGTTGTGTGCCAACTTAACAACGTTCTTGATCTGTCCACGGTTTAGACCAGATGGAGAGAACCATGGGTCATTAGTGTAGTCAGTACGCGCACATAGACCAGCAGTGTCACCGTTCAATGGAATCCAACGGTACTTATCGTGGTAACGATCGTATTGGTACTTGTAACCAGAATCTAGAACTGCATAAGAAGTAGATGGTAGAGCATTGCGGTAAGCAACGATCTTATCAGTAGCAGCAGAACCAGTACCGATGATTACATCACCAGAAGTTACATCTTGTGGAGAAACAAATACAACGCAGTCTAAGCGAGATTCAGCAATACCGATAACATAGTTAGCGACAGTAGTAGAAGCCTTACCAACTGGAATCAAAGAGATGTCATACTGAGTATCATCGCTGAATGGAGAATACGCAGTCTGCAACTCACCGTCTGTAACAGTTAAGCTATCAACACCACCAGACAATGAGTGAGTGATGTTAGAACCGATAGAAACGAATGCAGTGTTAGAAGCAAAGCCCCAGTTAGTACCAGCTTCTGGATGATCCATCCAGTAGATGTATTCAGAACGAGAGTTTAGAACGTCTTTATAGTAGTTGTTAGTACCATCAGACTTCTTAGCATCATTAGCTTTAGAAACAAACGCGAATTTCTCTAGAACAGTACCAGCAGTACCAGTCCACTTACCATCGCGGTCGATAACGATAACGTGAAGTTCATCATTAGAACCACCAAGTGCAGCAACATTAGTAGAAGTGCTTGGTGCAGTATCGAAGTAAGACTTATATGCCCATGTAGCAAAGGCAGCAGCGTCAGCCATAGAGACTGTCAAAGAGTTACCTAAAGTACCTGGATAACGAGCAGCAAATTCACCAACAACACCAGCGCCATTAGCGAAGTTTGTTAGGTAGTCGTTAGAGTTATTGATCTTAACACCAGCAGTCACGATAGTTGCAGTAGCAGTAGCAGTAGTACCGCTTGCTGGAGCACCGATAGTAACTGTTGGAGCAGAAGTGTAACCAGTACCAGCAGTAGTAACTAAGATGTTAGAGATAGTAGAGGCAGCAATAGAAACAGTACCAACAGAAGCACCTGAACCGTTACCAGCGATAGTAACTGTTGGAGCAGAAGTGTAACCAGAACCTGCTGTATCGATAACGATACCACTAATCGCACCACCAGAGAACGTTGCGTGTGCAGTAGGAGCGACACCAGCTGGGTTTTGTGGTAGAGAGAAAGTGATAGTAGCAGAAGTGTATCCAGAGCCACCTTGAGCAACTGTGATACCTGTTACGCCACCACCAGACAAGCGAACTACAGCAATTGCCTGTACACCACCGTCATCGTTCGGTGCGCTAATAGCGATAGAAGGAACAGAAGTGTATCCAGAACCTGCGTTGTTGATACTAATATTTTGTACGCTACCAGACTGAATAGCAACTGCATTGCGTGCTGCGCTACCATCTGCACGGCTGATTAGCATGCTATTAGTGTAAGATAGGAAGTTGGCAGCTGTGAAGAAAGATTGTGCGTTAGCGTCTGTAGGCTTACCGAAAATACGAACTAATTCGTTTTCAGAGCTAATATTTGTAGGTGCCAAAACTGGACCCCACGCAAACGCGCCAGCGAAAGCTCCACGTGAGCTAGACACGGCTGGAACGATTGCTGAGAAATCTTTTTCTACGACTGCAACGCCTGGAGATAATTGGAAAGGCATTGTAATTCTCCTTGTTAATAAGTTTACTTTAGACAGAAAATCTTGTCTACATTTTATTTAGTTTTTACAAGTTTTCAACTCAGAAATTCAATGGCTCGGCATCGCCGTCTCCATTATCATAGAATCCGAATGGCGTCAGTTCCTCTTCGATAGCTTGCATCTGTTTCTTATACATAATCTCTCGGAGGTTTACATTATTTAGCTCTTTAAAATACGGGTTAGTTG